AATTAAAAATTAAAACATGGACGGTGTACAAATAAAACAAGCAAAAGAAGTTAGAGTATTTGCTCACTCTGCTAAAGCTGTTACTCCTGGTTCAACAAGAATAGATAACACAGAACAAAGAGGTGTTTGTATATATGTTGGTGGCAGCGGTAATTTAAAAGTAACAATGGAAGATGGAATTGATGTAGAATTTAAAAACGTTGTACAAGGAACTTTCTTACCTATACTAGTTACTCACGTGTTGTCTGGAACTACAGCAACTAATTTAGTTGCTTTATGGTAATGAACGGCATAGGGTATGTTATACCTAAGTTTAGAATCGTTAATCCTGTTATTCCACCGTGTTTTATAGAGCTAGAAGGTGCTACGGTTACTGATGTTGTAGCTATGGAAACTAGTCTTAATGATAAGATTAAACTTGAACAATGTCTAAATTAAAAAATAAATAAAATGGCAAACGAAAAAATAAGTCAATTTGCAATAGATGCGGACATTGAGGATATTGATGGTTTAGCAGCTATGACAATAACAAATGCTGGAACTGCTGATCCAGCTGGTGGTATTCCCATAGAGTATGGTAATGTAGCAGTACCTGGTTACGCTTTTACGTTAGGAAATATATTAAAAGCAAAAGAAAATAGATCTGATCCTGATCCAGCAAACTGGTCTGATGTTGCATCAAATGTAATATCTACTTCAGGTACAGCTCCAGCTCCTGTTTCAGAAGGTATCATGTGGAAAAGAGCAACTGGAGAAGATTTAGTACAAATGGTTGTTGAATCTGGCAATACATTGAAATTTGCAAACCATTATTCAATGGGTCAAAACAGGCATGGTATAATGTTTGACCAAAATAGCAATTTCACTGTAAATCAAGCTGGAAATAATTCTAGTATTAGTTTAACCAACACTAGAACATCCGCAGGTGACGCTGTTAGGATTCAAAGTGGGCAAGATACAGCTATCAATGATATAGGTTTATTATTAAACGCTAGAGGTGAAGGTTCAAAGTTGAAATTATTTTCAGGTAAAGATGTAATCATAACTTCTGGAAAAGGTCTATCTGCTCAACAAGCAGGGGATGTTATACTTACTTTAGGCACTACAACCCCAACTGCTAATCAACTTTTAGCTTCGTCTGATGCTAATGGTACCTTAACGTGGCAAGATGAAAGTACTTACAATCTTATAACAGCTTTACAATCACCGTTTAATGGAAGTGTATCCGTAGGTCTTGTAAAAGACGCCACTACCACTCCTACTATTGTTAGTAGCATTACTTTTAACGAAGACAAAGGTATTGAATTTACTAGCCCCATAGGTGCGCAAACTGCTTCTTTTGGTGTAAAAGCCAAACTAAACACTGCTGGAGGTTTAAAGTTTTCCGCTAGTGATGAAATTGAATTAGATTTAGGTTACACTCAAACCGGTAAAAACTACGCTGTACAGTTAGACAACAACAAACTTTATGTTAATGTTCCTTGGACAGATACAGATACTACTTACTCGGCTGCAACTGAAACAACTGCAGGTTTACTTAAACTTGGGGATAATACAGTTCTTACAGCAACATACGAGACAGGAACAGATGGTACAGGAGTAGAGTTTAGAGCATATCCTGTACAATTTAACTCGGCTAAACAAGCAGCTGTATATGTTCCATGGATAGATACAAACACTACTTACGGCGCTAAAAGTAATGGTGGATTAACACTTGATAATAATAATGAGTTTTCAATTACAGCACCGGTTCCTTACACTCTTGGAGGTACAGGAGCTACAGCTAATACTCTTAATGGGGTTGTATACGCTGGATCAACTGCATATCAAACAGGAACAAATTTTACTTTTGAAAGTGTAAATCCAGGAACTGCAGATGCTCGAAGTGTTTTATCTATTGGCTTATCAAACTCAGCTTCACCAGATGATGGTTTTCAAGGTGTTGTAAAAGTAAAAGGTCAAGGAGATTCAACTGCAGCTCCATATGATGAATCTGGTAAAATAGAGTTAGAGTGCCAAACAGGTGGACATAACTTCCATATAGTAGGACCAAATCACTCTACCATGAGTTATAGCCCTGGTATTATACTACCTAGTAATATTGGTAAAGCTGGTCAAGTTTTAGTTTTAGATACATCGCCAACTTCTGGCTCTGTTAGAACAGCAACCACAAAGTGGGAAACACCTGCAAATGGAAAGAAAACTTTTATTACACTTTCAAACGGAAGTGGAACTAATAACAACTGGGAAATAGGAGAAGGCTACAACGCTAAATGTGATTTTACTACTACAGGTACTAGCCAAACACTGGACTTAGCTACTATGTTTGCTATCACTGGAGCAGTAGCAGGCGGTGATTATGGAACTCTTATAGTTATAAATGACACAACTGCAGGTACAATTACTTTTCCAACAAACTCTAGATGGGTTGGTGGTGGAACACCTACACCTACAGACGGCGGAGTTGACATATATTCTTTTATATTTGATGGCTCACAATTTTATTGGACATACGGGTTAGATAATAAAGTATAATAAAGTAAAAATATGAGTAATATTGTAATACCTTATAGAGGCTATTTAACACAACTAGGAGACGCACCTTATGAACCGCCTGTAGCAGATATGATAGGTCAATGGAAAGCTACACCTGCTTATTTAAAAAATAGTAACAATACAGGTCAACCTTCTACTAATGGTGAAAAAATTAGTAGATGGAACGGTGATACAGGCGGCACGTCTATGGTACAACTTGACGACGGTCTTCAGCCTATATGGTGTAACGGCTCTGCTGGCAGTGTAGGTAATCTTTCAATACCAGCTGGTTTAAATGGTTACCCTTATGTTTGGTTTAATTATGGTGATGGTGAATCTTGGCTTGAGGCTACTAGTTCTAGTTATAGCGATGAAAGTATTTTTACTATGTATTACGTAATGGACACAAACACAACAGCTCAAACTTCCCTTTATGACACCATGATGACAAACATGGACTCTTTTACTTGGGATGGTGGATGGAGAATAGGTGCAGACAATCCTGATGAACTAACAGCTTGTGTTGGTGATTGGTCTTTACCCACTATAGAGCTAAAAAGCACGTGGACGAATCCTAGAGTGTTCTGTTTAAAATGGAAAAATTCAGGAACACCAAGAAGTAGGTTTGGTATGACAGGTGGTGGTGGACCAAATTACTTTACTTGGGGCTCAAGCAACTATACAGCCTTAATGGCTAATACAGATAATATGCTTTGGGGAACTGGAAGAGAATCTAATGGAAGTCCTGGTAGAGGTAATATCGATATGGTAATATATGAAGCTTTCTTTTATGAAGTTTACCATAGTGATACTGTTTCACAAACTATAATGAACGGTTTAAAAGATAAGTTCGGAACTTCTTAAATTAAATAAAATGAAATTAATAACAGGTACAGAATCTGAATTACAAACAATAGAACAAGAAATAGCAAGTGCTATAGGATCTGGTTCAAGTTATATATCAAAGTCTAATTGGTTTAAAAAGAAAACTGATGAGACAACTTATGGCATGTCATACGACATGTATTTTCACGAACAAATAAAAAGCGTTATTGGTCAAGAGGGTATTGATAATATGATAACTGTTGATACTTCTAACGCAGAATGGTTTGATCAAAAACCACCAAAAACAAAAAGCGAATAAAACAAACAATTAAATTAAATTAAATGGAAAAAGTAATGGAAAAAGTAGAGAACAAAATAACTAAAGAAGAGTTAGATGTAGTTCAAGAACAACACAGTAAGTTAAATGTGTGTTTAAATAGAATAGGATTATTATCAGCGCAACACCACGCTTTACTTCACGAGCTAGCTGGGATAAACAAGGAGATTGAAGATAACAAAGCTAAACTTGAAAGCAAGTATGGAGAAGTAAGCATCAATGTTGAAACAGGTGAATTTACTGAAAGTGATGAAGATAATAAGAAAGATTAGTATTGGGTCTGATTATAAAAACGATGCAATGCATTATTCTGTTGGTCAAGAGGTTTATGGTGGACACACTATATGTGACATTATAGATAACGAGGATAGTGGAGAGTATTCTATTTATATAAAAAAAGACAACGAAGTTTTACCTTGGAAAAGGTTTAATTCAAATATGGCTATAGCGGTAGAATTTGATTTAAACTATTAATGAAAAGTTTATATCAGTTTATTATAAAGCCTTTTGAATCAAGGTATAATAACGTTAAAAAAATTGGTGATAAAAACCTAATAGTTAATGCTGATATTTCTCAGCATAGTTTTGTTAGTAAAAAAGCTGTAGTTGTTTCTACTCCTACAGCTTTTAAATCAAACATAAAAGAAGGTGATATAGTTTATGTTCATCACAACATATTTAGAAGATGGTACAATATCAGAGGAGAAGAAAAAGATAGTTCATCTTATTTTATGGATAACTTATACTTTGCTAATATTGATCAAATATATATGTATAACTTGAATTGTAATTTAAACTATTGCTTTGTCAAGCCAATTAAAAACAAGTCTTATTTAAGCTGCAATAAAGAGCAAGAACACTTTGGTATATTAAAATACTCTAATAGTCAATTAGAAGCGCTAGGATTGAAACCTGGCGACCTTGTAGTGTTTACACCATATTCAGAGTTTGAGTTTATTGTAGAAGGGGAAAGACTTTATTGTATGAAATCTAATGATATAGCTACTACGCATGAATACGAAGGAAACGAAGAAGAAAATAATCCAAGCTGGGCAAAAAGCTATTGAGGAGTTAATTAAGGTAGCAAAAGAAAAGATTGTAGACTCAGACGATGACGTAAGCGCTGATAGACTTAAAAATGCTGCCGCTACTAAAAAGTTAGCTATAATGGATGCTTTTGAGATATTAACTAAGATAAACGAGGAAGAAGAAATGCTTAGTGAAAAGCCAAAAGAAAAGAAAGAAGAAAGAGCTTTTAGAGGTTTTGCAGAAGGGAGAAGTAGATGAGTTACAAACAAACTCTATGGAAAGAAATAAAAGATGTTGTTAATCCAACCTTACTTAAAAAAGAAAACAAAAAGAAGTCTTGGAAGTATGGGTACAACTCTGATTATGATTTTGTAATAATAAGCAAAACAGGACAAATTGGACAGATCATTGAAGTACAAAATCTCCGCATTGCATTACCAGCAGAAGATGAACCTTTTAAACGAAGCAAAGTTGAGAAGGAACAGTATTGGGAAAAGCAAGAATACCCGAAAGAGTTAAGTAGAATAAAAAGCAGGTTTGATTGGGATGAGTATCCTACAGACTTTAAAGAAGAGTGGTATGACTATATTGATAAAGAGTTTAAATATAGAGAAGAAGGCTATTGGTTTTATAACAATGGTAATCCTACTTATATCACTGGTACTCATTACATGTACTTGCAATGGTCAAAGATTGATGTTGGTGCAGCCGATTACAGAGAAGCAAATAGACTCTTCTTCATATTCTGGGAAGCTTGTAAAGCGGACAACAGGTGCTATGGAATGTGCTATCTTAAAAACAGACGGAGTGGATTTAGCTTTATGTCGTCAGCTGAACTGGTCAACCAGGCAACAATAT